GCAGTGATAGCTCTCGTTACAGTAGCTGCACTACCAAGAGGGCTTTCTGCTTTGGTTACTTCTTCTTCTTCATCTGTAGTAGTGTCACCACCCTCAGCCATTTGCATAGGAGAGCCTTCGATAGTACGTCTAGCCGCTAGTGTGAACTTACCCATTCGTGCTGCAGCCGCAGGGTTAGACGCCAGAAAGACGTTTATAGACTTATCATCCATAGGGCCGTTGTAGCCCAACGCTGGTAAAACCTTGTTCTGTAATGTCTCAGGTTTAAACCCTACAAACTTCTTAGCCATAATTACTTATTCCCTATCTGCATCCACACAGATGCTGCTATGAATGATAGCAAAGCTACTGTTGATATTCTTACTGCGGTTATCCATATGCTTTTCTTTGTGTCACGATAAGCTTCCAACAAGGAGCGCATCTCGTGCAAGTCGCGCTGAGCGTCTGCATCCTGTAGCCCAAGAGACCTAAGAGCCTCTTTAGCGCCACGTCTAGCTGCACGATCAAGCATATCTTCTAGCTCATCTGGTGTCAAGTTTATCGTTGTCATTATACTTCTTCTTTCCATTTACCTACAGGACAAGCTGCAAAAGGTATGGCTGTTTTAGCTGGCATGAAGCACTTACAAATACTACAAGCCTTAATCCCATTCAGATGCTCACAACTGTTACAGATAGTCATTCGATTCTTAGACATCTCTAGTATACGTGTTGGATGGTACTTGTAGTGCGTTACAATTACTTCGACACCATCTGGGTTAGTAACAATTTCTTTCTCAACTAAGTCTTCATCATTAGACTGACCCATAAACCGTTCCGTTATCTGTAAGTGAAGCATATGTGCCTGAGATGGCTGCACCACCTGCGCCGCCTCCGCTGGCACCAGCTAGACCCCATCCACCGCCACTGACTGTGGCGTTAGTCGCCTCGAGTATGGACCCGCCCTGACCGCCCGGATTTAGTCCGCCAGTGCCGCCTATCAGCGTCCTATTTCCAGATGAAAGCACGCCGCAGGGAGTGCTGACGGTTCCAGATGTCGTGCAATTCCCGAGCGTAGCATTTCCAGACCCCGCAGAGGCACCCTGCCTGCCTCCAGCGCCAATTACGCCAGAGCCGGTGACAACACACGACAGTGGTATAGTGTAAGGCGTTCCGTCACAACTGACGGTAGTGTAGCTGCTGATACCTTGCGAGAACGTGTACGAGCCACCAGGAGCGCCAGCTTGACCTGGGAGGGCTTGTCCAGCACCACCGCCGCCTTGGGAGCCACCACCGCCGCCACCGCCGCCAGCGATAAAGGCACCAGAGTTATTAGTCACCTTGACTGTATCGCTGGTGGTAATCTGTAGGGCTGGTCCCCCTGCCGCTTGGGCACCACCACCTTGACCCGTGATGTTACCGCTGTTGACTATGGTTATACCAGCAGGGAAGCTACCAGATACTACTGCGCCACCTGTGGAGGTACTGTTAGAGTACAGAGTTATACCTGAGTTTACATTAGCAATCAGACGTGTAGCTTCATCCCATCCAGCGGTAACAGCTAATGCTCGTATGTCAGCGTTTTCTGTATCACTGGTGATGTTAAAGGCAAACTGATTGTCAGCGCCATAGAAATCACTGAGGTCTATAGCACCAGACTCAGGAATAGATGTTGCACCGGGTGGTACGTATGTACCATTACGGTAATACTCAGACAGGCTGATAGGATTAACCCCACCAAACTCTGTCTGTATATCAGATAAAGATACTGCTCCTGATGCCTGTATCGCCATTAGATAGTTCCAAACCCTGTTACATCACCTACGACAGTTAGATTGCCTGAGGCATCTAGCTTCATCTTGTTTGTACCACCTGTAGCAAAGTACAAAATACCACCGCTTTCTGTGAGGGTCCAATCACCCAAGTCTACTGTGGTAGCGTTAAGGGTAGAAGCGGAGAAAGCCTGAGAGGCTGAACCAGCTAGTTCTGCTTTGGTGTCAATCTCTGTTTGTAAGCCAACAACGTCACTGATAGTTAGGGCTGATGTAGGAACTGTGGCAGCAATACTAATATTAGACGTGCCATCAAAGGATGCTGTACCTGTTACATCACCAGTTAGCGTAATACTACGTGCAGTAGCTAGAGCGGTTGCAGTATCCGCGTTACCTGTAACATCACCTTCAAAAGTCCCTGCTACAAATGTCTCGCTACCTACAGTCCACTTATCGTCTGCTTCGTTCCACACGAGTGTTTTGTTAGTAGCTGTACCTCGCTCAATCTCAATACCGCCATTCTGTGTAGGTGTACCTGTCTCATTAGAGTTAAGAACAATCTGATTATCTGCAAGGTTAAGTGTCTCAGTGTTTACTGTAGTAGTAGTACCGTTTACTGTTAGGTTGCCGTTAACTACAGTATTGTTAAACGTAACATCAGATGTAGTACCTACCGCCTGACCAATAGCTACTGTACCATTTGTAATGCTTACACCAGTACCACCACTAAAGTGAGCACGTGTCTCAGCAGAACTTGGGCCTGTGTAGGTGATCGCGCCAGCAGAATAAGTCAGGCTACCGTCACCACCAGAGTCTGTAACACTGATAGCAGCCTTAGCAGCTGCAGTAGCACGAGCATCTGTATAGTACAGGTTAGTACTACCTTCAGCTACGGTATCTGTATCACCCTGAGTAAAGCTCATTACACCTGTTGAAGATACGTAGCTTAAACTACCTGTAGCAGAGATAGCATTACGTGCTCTTGCGTCTGTGTAGTATAGGTTAGAACCTTCTGAGATATCACCAGTGTCATGGTTTGATACGTTTGATACTGTACCTGTGACATTACCCGTGACACCACCTGTAGCAGTGAGTATGCCAGTTACACCAAGAGTACCACCAACAGTAGCATTAGCTGATACTGTTAAAGCGTCTGTGTCTACAGTACCATCAAACCAAGCATCCTTGAATTGTGCAGCATTAGACCCTAGATCCAAGGTATTAGTTGTCTTAGGTAGAACATTTGTACCTGAAACAATAAGGTCTTGCGCTGGGCCTACTTTAGTAATGGGTGCACCTTCACCTGCAGTACCATCATGAGCGTGTCCAGTAGATGCGTTAAACCCTGCCTCAATGGCATTGTACTCAGCATCAAAGTCATCTGCATCAATGACGTTACCGTTAGCAATGTTGTTTGCTGTATCTTGACGTGTATAACCTGCCATGTTTTAGTCCTTACTGTCTATCGTTCTGTCTAAACTCTAGCAGGGCCGTGTCTAGAGTGAATGTAGGGTTTGTAGAGTTGTCTTCAATACGTATGGCTATAGTCTTACCTGATCCAATGAGATTTGTGTTGTAGACCTTATCTAACTCACCGCCGTATGTAGAGGTGTCAAACACAGAGGTAGAATCACCAAAGATAAATACGGCAGTACCTGTACTTTCTATAGTCTCAGTAGAGGGTTGTATAACACCCGTGTTAGTAGATGTACCAAAGTCATACTTGACGTTAAGATCCAAGGCCATACTACCAGTGGGTTCTGCATACAGTGCCATCTTGTAGAAGGACTTACGCATTTGAGGGTCAGACAAAGGCATATAAGGAGACTCATAGATAGCCTCAATAGGTAGACCATCAAAGCTTGAACCTGTGTCTAACTCATACACGTAGCCATCTGTATTAGCAAAGGCAACGGTCTCAGATGTATCTGTGTATCTACTATCTGCTACAAAGGCTTTGATACCATAAGTAGTAGACCAGCTAATACCAGCAGCACCCTGTGAGACAAACTTTGTAGCGATTAAACCTTTAGCTGCTGTTGCTTGCTCCGACTCAATGTAAGCAAAGATACGATACTGTGCTTTTTCTCTCATAAGTACAGAGCAGAAGTTAGGTGTACTTCCAAGAAATTTAGTGGCGTCTTTAGCAATAGGATCAGATGCAATGTCCAACCCGAAGTCACCAATACGGTCAGTAGCGCTTAGAAGCCGGATACCATCAGGGGCAAGATACATGATGTCGCCACCAACTTCCTGAATAGTGTCACCGTTAATACAACCAATGCGATCTGTGATAGGTGCTACTTGGAAGTCTGAGGAGGTGTTGCCTGTTATACGTTTAACGCTATCAGTAGTAAACACAATGAGTTGGTCGCGGAAGACAGCTAGACCTGTTATCTCATTAGCTACGTTGATAGAGCCTGCACCATTAGCAGCATTAAAGTCATCTACAGTAAAGGGTGCAGTAAAGTAAAGGTTATTACCCTTAGCGTAGAACGCTGTATCTTTGAATACTGCTACATTCTCTGCGCCTAGTACGTCTGTGCTACCTGTAATAGCAGTAAGAGTATTGCCTGACGTGGTGTATATAGCAGGGTAGTTGCTACTATCTACAAAAAGAACCTTATCATCACCGTCTAGGTTATACAGAACATGCTTAGCCTTACCGCCAAGCAAAGGTCTTGCACCCATAGATGTCCACGTAGTACCTGTGCCGTAGTAGTACTCTGTTACGTTAGATCCATTCTGCCTAGCTACAACAATACGCCCAGAGCTTATTACTTTGAGCGCAAGTATAGAGCCAGATCCAGGTACAGCTGTAGTGCTGAACTTCTCAAAGCCTTTAATCTTAGAGTAGCCACCCTCTTTGCTAGACTCAAAGTTCTGCAGTAAAGTAGCAGAACCCACAGCATTACTACCCTGTTGTAGAGGGCTAAGGTTAGAGATGAGACCGCCTCTAAACTCAATAGGGAATGTCTGCCACTGTGTAGCCATTAGAAATGTACTCTCGTGTCTCGCAAGTATTCTGTGCGATTAATATGTAGACTACGTAACTGTTTAATACCTTGCTCAAACTTTTGTAGTGATAATTGTGCAGTCTGTGTGTCACCACGGAACTGATAAACATAGTACATAGCACCGTCTATAATCGTATAACGATATTGCTCAGGTAATGTAGGTATATCTGTAGCAAGCTCTAGATCATAGCCTGTACGGAAATACTCATATACTACTTCATACTCTTTATCAGGGGTAGGATAAAAGATTAACTCTCTGCTAGGGGTACGTACAACATGAGTTGGTGTGTTTCTTACACTTGTGGTAGAGTTATACTCAGTATCTGCATACTTGTCAAGCCATTCTTCATAAGTTAGCACTTTTAGTTTGACTGTACCTACGTTAAGAGAATCGTCACGCTTTATGCGGAAGGTGTTCATGTTAATAGTTTTACTATCATAAGGCATACTATAGCGCACTTCACCAGGAAGTAGCACTTCTGTCTCTTCTACATGGTTCCACGGCCACTCAAACTCTTCTTGATTGATATGGCGAATAGCAGAGTTTACTGCATCCTTAGCAAAGCTGTAGTAACCAGTAGCACCAGAGAAGTTAGAAGAGGAAAGCTCTACTTCGTTAAGGCGGCGGTTGATATCGTTAACTAGGCTAATGTAATCGTATGCCATTCTTACTTCTCCTTGACACGCAGAAATACACTACGCTCATACTGTAGTCCACCTAGTGTAGTTACCTTGCATGTAATCTTGTAGCGTTTATTATTTGTACCTAAACTCAAGCGTATAGTAGTCACAGTTGTAGTGTTAGTACCTTGCACAAACTGTAGTCCATCTACAACATCTGTATTGTTTACTTCTGTTTTAGTGCCTGCTGCGTCATCAATATACCAAGTAACACCAGAAACAACGTCACTTCCTAAGAAGCGCGACCAGTCTATGCTGTAGTCAAGTAACTCATCTTTATCTTTATCCGGCCACCTATATGACATTTCTATTCCTTACGCTGTAATGTGTACAGTATTGTTTGTGTCTTGCTTACCTATAAACAGAGTGCGCTGTCTGCTATACTCATCTGCGTAATCTTGGTAAGGGAATACTACAGCTGTTGGATCTGCTAGATTAACAGACAGAGTAGCAGATATTGTATCGAGTGTCACTGAAGCTTGAGCATCTTCATCAGTAAACTCGTAGTTGTTTAGCGTCAGAGATACACCTGTGATGGGTATATCTGCCTTGGCATCAAACCCTAGTGTCTCTGCGGTAATAGTAGCAGGTATAGTGTCAAACACTATAGAAGCTTTAGCATCTACATCTGCAAAAGTATTGATACTGAAAGAAGCGGTGACAGCTGTAGGTGTGGTACTAGCTTGCGCTTCTGTAACTACAGCATTGATAGTTGTAGCAGCAATAACCTCTGCTATAGATGTAGTAGCCTGAGCATCAAACTCAATAGCTACTTCACCTGTAGCGGCTACACTACCCAGCGTGTGAAATGCTATAGCTTCGTAAAGCAAATCACCTGTGCTAAACTGAGCAAGTGTTCCTGGCAAGAACGCATTAGCAAATACTGCTGTAGCACTCTGTGAAAGAGGGGTCTCAGATAAAGCTGTAAAGCCTAGCATGTTATGTGACCCCTCTTACTGTTACGGGTTTAGTGTAGTTACTCAGGCTGCGTGGGCCATGTGATGTCAGGCCGCTAACTCTGATGCTTGATTTACTCCGAGGATATCTTCAAGCTTACTGCGTATACCAAGACCATCAAGGTTCTGTGCAAAAGATGGGGACCACCACAAGTTACTCAAGTGTAGGTAGTCCATAGAAGCCTGACCACTATCCATTATTGTTTGCGGTGCTGATCCAAATGCGCCTGCGGGGTAAGCGTGTTTTATCATGTCACAAAAAGCAGGGTCATACTTACCACTTTCCATGCAAAGCTCCCCACGTTCTTTTGCATAATCCCAGAAGGGTGTGTTGTATTTAGACCCAGCAAAGTAGTGCATCATGATTATGCGTTCTACGTTTCTTACCAAACCTACATATTCCATGTTGGCCTGTTCTACAGGCACAAGACCCTGAAGGTAGTTAATTGCGTTGTCTATAACAGTGCTGGCCATACCAAAAGACATAGCTTCCAGAGGCTCTAAGAAGAATGACGCATTACCATTGCTCGCTACTCTATCCGTAAAGTTACGGTTCTTTGAGTAGTTGTTGAAGCCAAACGAGTTAGTCTCTTCGCTTGGGGTCAAATCAAAGTCACTAAAGATTGCCTTGACGTCTTCTTTTACTTCTTCAAGGGTGTTGATGTCACTGTTATACAGATACCCAATGGAACATCTGTTTTGGAGGGGTATTCCAAAGACCCAACCATATGGGCGAGCAATTGTAAGCGTGTGAGAAAACTTGGGAGCGTCCCAGTAACACTGGTTAACGTGAACAGCGTTGACAGGGATGTAAGCAGACTGCGAGTGCTTACTGTAATCCTTGGGGCGACCAGAACAGTCAATGATGTAATCAGCATCAATGTCATCTGGTTTTACATTATGTTCAAACAAGTCAACATGATCTTTTAGTCTTCCATACACGTAGTCCTGCATCTTGTTTGCGTTAAAGTGCAAGGCCACTGTTGGTGAGGGAAACTCATGGAGAAACTCTTCTTCAGTGGCAGACCAACCCCGCTTGAAGATACCCGTTTTTACGTAGCCATCCACAAGATCAAAGTCTTTGGGACCAAACCCTAGGGTTCGATGCAGAAGGGAAGGGAGCACGAGAGTTGTCCCCTCGCCTACCGCCTGCGGTTTAATGTTAGGATCGTAGTGCCACTCAACTTTTGCTTCTGGAAAGCTAAGTTTCATTTGCACCGCCGACATGCACCCAACAGTTCCACGACCTATGACCGCGTACTTCTTCACGACATGTCCAAAACAGAAGGAAGCGTTGGCCAGACCACAGAAGTTGGGAACGTAGCTTGAGCCGTAATATCCAACAAATCTGTTCGGTACTGTGTGACTTCCGTTTGTTCATCAGAAGTTAACCCACTCCATCGCATAGGATTTGAAACCACAGGGTCAACAAACGCCCGTAATTGGCTGGCTCTTAAAAGCCTAATTTCAGCAGCGTTAGCAGCATCTATTTCCGCCTGAGTGGGGGGTGTTGGGGCAATGTATGCCCCAATCGCACCGTCTGCCTGCATCTGGGCAAGCAGTACAGTGTTGTCGATAGTCATGTCGGCGTCATTTACATCTAGGGTATACGGCGTCCAACCTTCATACTCAGGCAGATTAAGAAAGCAGTCAATACGATTGCCTGTGTCGTCAATATAAACCGCGTCTTTGTAAACATATGTCATTAAGAGTACCTCACCCAAAGACCGGGAAATGATGGACCCCAGTTTGTACTAGCTTCAGGCGGGTTTCTCATTGCTGGAGTCATTAACCGCCAACTTCCCGAATAAGTCTGGTCACTTTGTAGGGAGGAATTGGTAGAAAAGCTGTTGTTCTGACTAGCAGTCAGACCTGTCGTACCAGAGGTAGAGGTTGTTTGGTTTGTAATAGCTACCGCTCCCCCCTCTATGCCACGGGATTCTAAATTGCTACCTGCGGTAGTCCTACCCTCTTTATAGCCTACCCCTTGAGTATTTGATTGCGAAGTGTCATGTGCAACGGTGTACGTTCCCACTCCGTTGACGGCTGTACTAGCTCCAGTGGTAATATCGCCGCTTCCAAGGATAGACGATCCGCCGACCGTCTTTAGGCCACCCACGTTTGACAGGTTCCTGCTGTTGTCAATAACGGTTGTGCCGTTTACCTGTATAGCCATCTTCGTATCCTCCTACTATTAGCTATTGAGTTGTGCTTTAAGCTCATCAATCTGAACTTGCTGCTCTTTGATTGCCTCTATCAAGAGACCAACCATGTTGCCGTATTGGACAGTCAAGTGACCTTCACCACCCTCTTGTACCAATTCAGGCATAACCTTCTGTACTTCTTGAGCAATAACACCAGATGACTTCTCATCATTGTGTTTGAACGTGAAGTTGTAACCACCAAGCTGCTGCACCTTGCTTACCGCATCTGTGATAGGTGTAATATCTTTCTTGGTGTTCTCATCTGACGTGGTGTTAAACGTGCCAGCTTGCATCGTGCCAGTAGTCAGGATGCTCTTGTTGTTATAAGAGCGTATCCAAGTGGTGTCTTGCATCTGCCAGCCACCAGCGTAGTTCTCCCAGTAGATACCCTTTGCGCCATTCACCCTAAACCAATCGTTTGCGTAGATTTTGTTATGCGTGACGTTGTCGCTGGTGTTAACGTTCTGGTTTGCCGTGAACGTGGTGTAACCCGCACCGTTGGTGAGCTGGTTGTTGTTTGTTACATTGGTTGCGCCATCAGCTACGTTTAGAAGTGCACGAGCCGCAGCCGCCGTGTAAGAGCGTCCATAGGTGTCAAAGCCGTTAGTACCTGTAAACAGACCCATCCCATAAGTATCACCGCTTGTTGAGAAAGTCCCTGAACCGTTAAAGTAGCGAGAAAAGAGGTATCCCTGAGAGGTACGTTGGGGAACTGTGCTGTTACTTTCGCCTGTTGATACCGTGTAAGGGAAGCTGTAGTTGTTAGCGTTTGTATCGCCTGTATAGCCTAAGTTAGCCAGTGTCATGGTACGAGTAGCTAAGTTAGTGACGTGACCATATGTATCAAGATCAATGTCGCTGACCACGTTAGCACCTGTAAGTGCTGTGAGGCTACCTTGTGAAGACGTATCAGAGTGTGCTACAGCATCAGCTGTAACTGTGATACCACCACCAGCGCCAATATTGAACGTGCGGTTAGCACCCAGTGTACCACCACCAGTAAGACCGTTACCTGCTGTGAATGTGGTGCTGTCATCTACCTTAGCATCTAGGGCTGTCTGCAGACCGTCTACGTTAGAGATAACGTGAGCGTGTGAGTCATCCTGTACAGCAGCTGTGATGCTGATATTACCTGTACCATCAAAGTTAGCGTTACCTACTACGTCACCCGCGAGAGCAATGTTACGTGCTGTGGCTAAGGCAGTAGCTGTAGCAGCGTTACCAGATGTGTTCTGGTTACCAGCAGAATTGACACCTGGAAGTGTAATGTTAGCTGTACCATCAAAAGATACACCGCCAATGGTACGTGCTGTCTCTAGCGCAGTTGCTGTAGCGGCATTACCGGATGTGTCTTGGTTACCCGCAGTATTTACACCAGCTAGGTTGATGTTAGTAGAGCCATCAAAAGACACGCCACCAATGTTACGTGCTGTCTGAAGTGTGGTAGCTGTACTTGCGTTACCTGTAAGAGATGCAGTTACACCAGCAAACGTAGGTGTTGCAGTAGTACGAATGTCTTGGATAGTATCAAAGGTTGTGCCTGTGAGAGTTAAGCTATCACCAGCAGAATAGATAGAAGTCTCAGCTACCTCTGCAAAGACAATGTTAGTTGTACCAAACGTAATCGTACCTGAGGTGGTAAGTACATCCAAGTGACCTGCGTTGTTAGTGCCTTCCTTGATAAAGAAAGCATCACCTTTACCTAGAGCGTCTGGGTCAGAAGGTGACGAACTATCTGTGTCCGTAGAACGAGTAAGAACCCACGCAGTAGAACCATCACCTACTGTGGTTACTGTGTATACACCATTTTGTGTTTGATCTGTCTGGTTGGCTACAAGTACACGGTCATTCAATATCATGCTAACGTCATCTAGTACTAGAGCAGCATTTGTACCTGCATTAACAAGTGTAGCACCTACACCAGAGGAGCCGTTGTTATATGTAGCATTTAAGTTACTAGGATGCTCTGCTCGTACAGGATCGTGATAGTGGATACCTGCAGAAGCAATCGTGTCAACGTACTGTTTTGTTGCAGCACTTAAAGCGGCACTAGGATCAGCACTCAGAGTTACTGTACCGGTAGCAGTAATGTTGTTGAATGTCACGTTTGACGTAGTAGCTACGGCTTGATCTACATCAGAGAGATCCGCTGCAGCAATAGTGATGTTAGCTGTACCATCGAAGCTTTTACCTGCAATGGTTCTAGCAGTTTGTAATGCTGTTGCAGTATCTGCATTACCTGTGAGGTCAGATGTAACACCGTTGAAAGTAACAGCATCACCAGTACCTACAGCCTGACCGATAGAGATAGCACCAGCGTTGTATGTAACGCCAGTACCACCAGAGAGGTGCGCGTCAACACGAGCGTCTGTGTAGTAGAGCGAAGCACCTTCAGGTAGATCCGCAGTAGTGTGATTACCAAATGTGACTGTAGCAGCAAGGTCATTGCTATCAACGTCTAGTGTAGCAGCCGCAGAAGCTGGGTAAGTCATGAATATGTCTTTAGTACCCGCTGAAAAGTCTACAGCAGAAGTACCGTTAGAGCCAGACAGTACTGTTGTACGGGTAAGAGTGTTACCTGTGTTCCAAGTACCTAGTCCTACTTCCCACTCATCAACACCAGAAGCGGTATGCACAACAGCATAGTAAGTCGTGTCACCATTCGACATATAAGAGTTGAAGGGTTCAAAGGTAGCCCCTGCCCCACCTAGAGCAAATGCACCAGTACCAGCGGTAGTAGTCCCTTCTTTTACACGATCTTTAATGATGAATGCCATTGTGCAATACCTATCTTATGGATTAACTGATGCGGATTACAGCGTTACTTGCGTCTGCAGTTGGGAACACAATAGTGAAGTCACCGCTAGTTGAAGTAACAGTACCGCCGAAGTCAAACACTGCAACAGCTTTGTTGCCTTGTGAGACATTGTAGATGATTGCACCGTCTGCAGCAATACTCAAGTTAGTGAAAACTTCATCAGCGAAGTCTACAAAAACAGTATTACCAGACAAGGTAATGGTAGCACTATCAAGCGCCTGACCACCAGCAGTGTAGTTAGTACCTACTGCTTCATCTGTGTTACCTGTTACGTCAGAGTAGTTAGTTGTGCCAACACCATAAGTGCCAGCTGGAGTAGCTTTGATCAGAGCAACATTAAGTGTGTCTGTATCCATGTCGTGAACACCCCCAAGAAGCTCTTGCTTGAAGCTGTTGCACATTGCAGTTGTAATAGCCATCTTGAGATGTCCCTTTATGTGTTAAGAAAGCACAAAGGGGCCAGCGTATAGCCAGCCCCAATGTTAAGCCGATTAAGCAGCGTTGTAACGTGCAGTTACAAGTGCTTCTGGGCGGAGAATCTTGCGACCGTACAAGTGCATACCGCGAACAATGTCAGCGAATGAATCTGGGTCACGGTAGTTCTCTACCTTGTTGATCTGCTCAGCAGATGCTACTGCATCGTCTTGACCAGCTACGATAACACCGTAGTTGTCATCCTGACCAGTTGTACCAGAAGTACCTGCGCCAGTACCAGCAGCGGGAAGGTTGTTGGAAATGTATACACGGAAGCCGTGGATGTTGTTCATTACCAAACCGTTCATCAAGCCGGAACCACCAAAGTCTGCGTTCAACAGGCGTGAGTCTTCGTCTTTAAGTAGCTCTGCGAACACCGGGTCTACACAGACCCAACGACCACGTGCGTCAACATTTGCTACATCCATCTGACGTGCCATACGTGAGATAAGCTGCAAAGGTGAAGCAGTAGTTGCGGAGAACGAAGTCGCACCAGGCAAACGTGGAGCCAGTGGGATGGAGTCACCTGTACCACCGGAGTCGGCAGTTGTGATGTTGTTCATGTCACCGATAGTCAGGTGGTTTGCTGTGAGCAATTCACCAGTCAAGTTACCAGCTGTGTCATGCTGTGCATCACCAGAGGTAGTTGTGATCAGAACACCAGCAGTGGTGTGACCGGACAAGTAAGACAAAACGTCTGCGTCCATGGAGTCAGCCATCTTATATGCTGCGCGGTCAGCGGCGAGGCTAACGTAGTCAACATTGGAGAACTGATCTTCGATGTCATCCATTTTGAATGCGAAGTAGTTGGCTTTGTCGATTGTCAGAGAGAAGTCTTCATCGTTCAACTTCTCAACAGAGATAGCTGTGTGACGCTCAAGAGCGTTGACAGTTACATCTGGTTCTTTCTGAATGCGAACCACATCGCCTTGGTTGGCGATCTCACCGAAGTAAGAGTTGTTTGTGATTGCGTTAGTTACAGCTGCCTTACGAAGGGCAATCTGTGCTTGTTTCGAGTAGATAATCGGGGAGAAGTTCCCGTTAAACCCACCGCTTGCGGAAGTAATAGCCATAATAATTCTCCTTATAGATATGGCGTGAGGTTTTACGCTACATACCAACTAAAGAGGCTCTTCATAGTAGGGTGGTCAGCTATGCTCTAAGGATGGCCGTCCGTTGAGCGCTGGGCCTATAGTCTGAGGTAGTTCTTTGATGTGGCTTTAGCTTAGTGAAAAGCATGTACAGGCAGTTTATGCCTGACACTGTACATACCTATAGTTGTATGCATCTTTGCTAAGATGTCAACTATTTCTTTGACAAATCGTAAACAAATTTGCCATTACGTTGAGCTTCCATAATTTCGTCTGCTCGTTTCTCGTATTCTTTGATAGTCATCTTAGCAACCTGTGACTCACGTAAGTAAGATGAACTGTCTTCTGGCTCAGGTGCAGCAGAGCGTTTGCTCTTAACTGAACTTGCTGCAGCTTTATCTGAAGTGCTTGATCTCTTTGTAACAATACCAGTATCAGCTTTGTAGAGGTCAATCACACGAGCTACAGACTTAGCATCATCCGTGTTTTCGTAGAGAGCATCCTGTACCCACTTAGGCTGGTTATCTGCCCATGTATGAAAAGCATCGTCTTCACGGATAGATACAAAGTCTGGGTGTATCTGCGTTAGCTCAGCTTCTGCCTTTTCACGTTTAGCTGTAGAGCGCAACGCTTCAATCTCTGCTAGACGTGCATCCAAAGTAGATGACTTCTTGTCGGCTTCTTTCGCAGCAATAGCTTCTACAATGCCTGCAATGTCTGGGTATTTCTTAGCCCAAGCGTCAATCTCTTCTTCCGACTTAGGGAGTACAAGCTCATTCTTTGCAGCTGACTCTAGTTGTTTCTCTAGCTTTTCAAGCTTAGCAGTGAAATCTTTCTCTTTCTCCTGCATGTGTCGGCGTAGATCACCGTACCGTTTCTTGAAGTTTTTCTCTTCACCGCTTAGCTCAGCATCCTCTTCTTGTGCTTCAGCTTGTGGTTCTTCTTCTTGTTTGGTACGACTCTCTGCCTGAACTTGGGGTTCGCTAGGCTCTGAGCTATCGGGTTCCGCTTCAACAGCCTCTTCCGTTTCATCTGTATCGCCACGTGCTTGTTTCAGCAGTGCCTCTAGTTCTTCTTCATCACGCTTAACACGTGCTGCGTTTCGTTGGTGTGAAGCTGATGTAGTTTGGATCAAC